AAAAGCATAGGTAGTTTTCGTCCTCTACATCAAAGTCTTCTTCAAACTTGGCGAAGCTTTGAGTAATCGGGTTTCCCTCTGTATCCAGAGAAATCACTAAAGCCACGGTGTTAGCCTCTAAATCGTCTACGTTCATTTATTCATCCTTTTAGCTAACTTAGCTAATTCAAAAAAGTGATCTGCATCAACAACTGCTAAAGGCTTCTTCTGGTCAGCTTTAATAATTGCCAGTGGAGTAGCGCCTTTTGGGCAGTTACTGGTGGCCTGATCCATCACTTTATAAATCGCATTACTTTTGTTGTTTTTGCATTCCACGCTGTATGGAAAGCAGCGTCTTGCGGCGGGTGAGAACAACAGGTCTTCTCCAGAAGCCCCCATTGATGTTGAGCGGATGTCGCCATCTTCTAACTTAGGGAACGTGGAGTAGAGCCTGTCTCTCACCCATTGCTGTAAGCGCCGACCTTTTGCCTTCGCAGCCTGGGGTGTTATTGCCATTTAGAATTCCACACCTTCGTATTGGACATACCAATTCTTCTTAGGCTCTTTGGCTTTAGATTTAGGTTGTGGAAGTAGCTTGGCTTTGGGCCAGCAAGATTGCTTAAAGTCGCACCAGCTACAGGACGTTGGAAGCTTCTTAGAACCAGTAAACTTCTTATTGAAGAAGTCATCAACAGGCTCAAAGCACCTATCAAATTCCCAATCTTCTTTAAGTGCAGTGGCCTTCATTTGCATGTCCATCAGGACGTTGTCTTTCTCCTGTTTGGAGAACGCTGCATCCATCACCAGTACTTCCCCAGTGCTTTTGCAAACAACAATCCAACCACCTGCTTTTTTCTTCTGTGCTTCCGAATATCCAATCAACTGACCGACATATCCAAAATCATCATTAGCCTTTAAGGTGGGTAGTCCTAGCTTCCATTTACGGTCAAATGCAAACGGGGAACATGATTTTATATCGTAGACTTTATTGTCTATTTGGACATCATCTTCGCCTTTTACAGTCGTGCCATCCAGTTCCAACGCAACCTTAGACTTACTGCCTGTGATGTTTGCTTTGGCAATCTTCAGGATAACATCCATGATGCATTCTACCGCATCACCATGAAGCATTCGCATAATGAAGTTGTAGTCCTTGCGACCTTGCTTCGCACCACTTTTACCCATTTGAAGCTGACACAAGGGCTTACCAATGTTGGACATGCGAAGACGGAACTTGTCCTCACGTCTGGTAAACTGGCGGCGTAAGGCACTCTTAAATGCCTCACCCGCCTCTTCGATCCAGATATCGTCAATTTCAAGTTCGTCACACTCGTTATTGGATAGCTGGTCTAAGACCTTATGTATGTCGCCCTCAAGGCTCATGCGACATCTTCTAGATCATCGTCTAGGCTATCACCCAGTGCCGACATAGCTTTACTATCGATACTGCCCTCCTTTATGGCAGTGAAATACTTTTCATCGATTTCCTTATTTTCCGCACGAAGGGTGTCAGCAAAAACCATCATGGTTTCTTTGACTTCTTGGGTCAAAGGAAGCTGGTTATCCAAATCAGGTGACCAACCAATAGTATACCAAGAAACAGAACCTTTTTCGTTATGTTGTAGGTACATTTCTGCCTGATAATTATAGAGGTGTGACCCTGCGGGTAATTTGGAATGAAAGTCTTTCCAAAACCCGCCATAATTTGTGGCCTTGTTAAACATGATGCATGGCTGGTTTTCATAAACAACCTCTTCACCATCCTCTGTTTTACCTGTGAAACTAACCAACCCACGAATAACACGGTTCTGCATATCCCGCCAAACTTTGGCGTCAGCATAATCCATATCCTTACGGGCTTCCCACGAAGGCATACCACAAGCGATACCGCCTTTTGTGTCCCTCGCTTCATCACGATTAGGATTTATAATAGCCAAGCTTTTGCTAATCAGCGTCCATTTATCTTCACCGTTGTCCTGCTTAACATCAGCAAAATGCAAATATTGTACATGCGAAGCTAGTGGACGAAACGTAGCAGTTTCACTGTAAGCGGGTTCACCAAGACCTCGAAGGTAGAATGAACCTTCTGGGATAGATTTGCGTGTACCCTTGCTCTTTGATCGACTGTTAATCTGCAGGACAGGAACCTTTGAAATGGAGGGTTCTGACTTACCGCCTGAAACTTCTGTACCTAGAAGTGCATTAAGTTCTTCTAATTCTGCGCCATCAATTATTGTTAGATCGTTCATTTGTGATCCTTTCTTTATCTGAACTTGTATTGTGGCACAACTAAGTGGCACTAGTCAATCATATTCGACCTGATCAAGCCAGTTTTTGCCGCCTGAGATCTCGATTTCTAGGGACAGGGCGAAGGTGTAATTCCACCTCTCTTCAGCCTCTTTGGTTACGTCCACCATTGCCCATGTCAGGGCCTCTTTGACTTGTTCAAGTTCACCTGGAAATACATCACATACGATTGAATCGTGTACAGTCAGTATGATTTTTGAGCGTAGGTTTAGTTCCCTAAACTTACGAAGCGCACGAACACAGGACAGCAGCATCAGATCAGCCGCAGAAGACTGCACAGGATAGTTAACGATCTGTGTATAGTTGCTGGTACGACCACCACGCTTACGAACTACGTTAGGCCAGAAGAACTGTCTTCCTGAAGGGATCTGCACAATGCCGTTCTTTAGGACACCGTCTGCAAGCCTGCGGTGATAAGCACCCAGACCCTCGTAAATATCAAAGAATGTAGAGAAGTATGCTCTGACGTGATCCGCCTCTCCAGCCCCTAAACCCCCGTAAATCGGGGCGAAGCTGAACTTCTTGCTGGCCTGACGAAGATCTTTTGATACTTCATCTTCACGACACTGGTAGATAATAGAGGCAGTCTGCTTGTGCAAATCCTTACCTGTCTTAACATCAGATATGATCTGTGGGTCACGGCTCAGTTCCCCTGCCAATACGAACTCAACGGAACTGAAGTCGGCCTCTACTAAAATCCCGTTTTCAAACCTACTGACCACAGCCTTACGAACAGGAAATCCACGCTTTGGTGCGTTTTGCATGTTAGGCGCAGTACTGGATAATCGTCCCGTTGCAGTGATGCATTGATTGAACTGTGTGTGCAGAATACCGTCTGGCCTTGTCCACGTTTCAAAGCCCTTAACGAAAGAGTCCAAGTAAACATTTACTGCACTTAAACGACTACTCTTAATCAGGAACTCAACAGCGATATCATTACCCTTTGCCTCTGCTTGGGAGATTAAACGCTGTATGGTAACTTTGTCTGTCTTAAAGCCGTTGGCAGAAGCATCAGAAGGCATGGTGGGGTTTAGTCTAAGCCCCGCAACCTTTCCGTTAGATTGGTAGAAGGCCCCGACACCAGCACAGGAAGGGCATTTAGATAAGTTCTGATAAGGTTCCCCTTGTACCCGAAACTTCTTACCGTTTTTCTGGCGGGTGATCTGTTTATACTTCTGTATATACGCCCTGCCATCACAGGCATCACAGCAGATAGCATTAGTGCGATGAACAACACGGGTGGTAGCCCGTACAGCAGCGGTAAACTGTGAACGGTTCATGCGAGGTGGAAATAGAGGCTTATTGTTGCTGTCTGTGCCAATGTTCCAGATCTGTTGATGATCATGCCGATCAATGACCTCACGGCTATAGACAACCCGTGTCATATCTTGCCCAGAATTGAGATTTATGACGGTATCACCCATCACACTCTCAACAATTTCATCAAGGCGTTTCTTTAGGGCTATCTGCTCTTCAAGAAACTCTGCTTTGATATCCGCAAGGACTTCCAGATCAACCTTGATGCCGTTGCTTTCTATTTCGACAAGAAACAGAAGCATTTCATTCATCAGCTTGATGGTTTCATCCAAAGATTTGTTACTGTCTGTGGCAAGATCCTTCTGTTGGGCCAGGTATATCTCACCGCAGGATACAACGTCAGCTTCTGCGTACTCTAGTACGGTTGCCAGTGGCATGGATTCAAACCCAGTGCCGCTCTTGAATAGATCGTCTACAAGTTCTGATTTCTTGCGGGTTACATCCCTGCGCTCTGCTGTAGCTTTAAGCGACAATTCCTGCCGTTGGCCTTTAGCTAATACATACTCACAGATCATAGTGCAGAATACAGTGTCGGGGATGGTAAAGCCCATTTCTAGGAGCCACATCACATCAAACTTAGCATTTTGTGCTACTAGCACGTCAGACTGCTCTAACGCTTGTTCTAACAACTCTCTGCTATCAGGTGTTTCTTTTTCATTATGATGAAAGACAAGGTTAGTCACCTCGTCTACCGTATCCACCCCCAAGAAGCCAAAGTGCGCCGAAACACATTTATTGTCTGGGTTGAAAGGGCTGTTATCAATCTTGCCCTCAATTTTCTTAACGGTGGTTTCTAAGTCGAGTACTAAGACCCTCATACTTTAAAGCCTGCCAGCTTTGCCATTATCTTGGCTTGTATGATTGATTGGGCCTGAATGAGAGATTGCTGTTCATCTAAAAGAGCCTGTAGGTCAGACACCTTCTTGTCTGCGTTTATCCGCTCTTCTCGCTTTAGCTGCTCATAGTATTCTTGGAGATCTGTTTCATTCAACATAGCGAGAAACCTCTGGCTGTATGTTGCAGATTACGCATCCGTGATACCCACTCAGTTTATTCTTACTAATGTTAATGAAGCGGGTATGATCAGGGGTATCATCGTCCCCGTTACCACTATGCTTACCAATACCAATGATCAGGTCAGCCTCTGCAGCCTTACCTGTTTTAGAACCTTCAAGCATACTGAAATCAATGCGGGTACGACCTTCAGCGTCTGCGGATGCCTGACTGACCCCAAGCAGGGCGGCATCATGGCGTTTAGCTAGTTCCCGCAATGAGCGATATAATTCACGAATACGCTCATGGCTTGCGTTATAGTTACCAGCAATGTTAATCTTGTCAGATTGATCCACGACTATAACGTCTGGCTTAATCTTTTCACAGTATGAACTGATCGTATCTAAGTCCCATTCCTGTACATCCTTCATAATCAGACGGTCTTTAATGGATAGATACTTGCTCGTAGCTAGATCAGGATTATCAGCTATTTGCTCACGGGTCATACCAGAGCAGGCTTGTATTGCCCTTAACTTAGTGCGGGTAGTCTTCTCTTCATTGCCCAAGTACAAAACCTTTGCACCTTGCTGACAGAAGCCACCAGGCCCTGCACAAATGGATATAACAAAAGCAGACTTACCTGTTTCTGGTCTAGCAAATACGATACCAAACTCAGACGGGCCTATGCCGTAGACGTTACGGGCAAGTGTTTCGATATTAAACTTCCAACGGTTTTCATCCGAAGTCTCAGCTAACAGTTCATATATATCGTCAGTAGTTGGCTCACCAAAGTTGTCAGGCATGTACCCATCTTTGGTACGCTCAAGTAATGACTGCAGGCGGCTCATAGAAGACAGATCACCGTAAGACATATTAAGACCTAGGTTGGCTATATCTCTGCCTATCTCACGCCGCCAAAGGTTCTCTATTACATCCGCTGCAATTTCAGGGGTGATAGGATCTGCATGTTTAAGTTCATCGATTGTGTCACGAAAATCACCAATCTCTGATGTAGTTGCTACTGGGTTTTTTGAAATCCAAATAGAATACAAATCATCAGGCTTTATATCTGTTTCGTATTTACTGTGAGTTGCCCCAAGTAAGTCATAAAGAGCGCCTGTTTCCTCTGAAAATATTGATCGTCGTAACCGTGGTGCCGCCTCATTATAGCTATCTTTAGTTAATAATGTTTTAAGTAATTGTACTTCCATTCTACTCTCCCTGCTCTGTGGCATAGTTAGGGGAGCAGCTATAGCAGAATTTGGACATAAAAAAAGCCCCAATCTTTCGATCAGGGCG